TGATTATGTATTACCTAATAGTTCTGTTGCTGAATATACAGGCTACAAAACTATTGACTTAACATCTAATGGATTTAAGTTACGCACTACACACAGTGATAAAAATGCCTCTGGAACATACATCTACATTGCATTTGCAGAAACACCTTTTAAATATAGTAACGCTCGATAGGAGAGAATATGTGGTACTTTAACGGACAAATAATTAAAACACCTAAAGCTATGGTGATTAGTGATGTGACACATCCTAAAGCAATCTTTAGAGATAGTGCTACATTAACTTCACTAGGCATTAAGGCATACAGAGAAGTCACTCCTGATAGTCGATACTATTGGAATGGTGAGTTTACTGTAGACACAAGTGGCTCAGAGGTTGTAGGAACATATGCTAGTACACCTAGAGATGTAGCTACGCTTAAAGCTAATATGCTAGAGAAAGCTAGAAGTGCTGTAGCCAGTAGATTAAAAGCTATAGACTGGTACTGGTCAAGAGCAGCCAAAGGTGGTACTGCTGTGCCAAGTAACATTTCTACTTATGCCACTACTTTGTATAGTGAACACGAAACAATCAAGACAGCTATTAATGCACTATCAGATTTAGCTGGTGTTATTGCTTATGAGAATAAACCTTATACTGAAACTAGAAAGGTTAAGCATACTGCTGAAGATGGTACAGAAACATATGGTGATGAAACTTACACAGTAGCTAAAAATATAGATATGTGTACACACTTTACTGCTAACCCTACGGATGAAGTAGACCCAGCATTTGTGAGTTTAGTAGCTGACTAATGTCTGATAGATTACGCAACAATATAGTTGCAGGTTTTATAGTTGTAGCCTTTTGGATAGTGTTTGTAGTGCCAGTAATAGCTGCTGACCCAATTGTTACAGATTCAACTAGCACAGTTACTACAAATGGTACACAAACAACTAAGGTAGAAAGCCCACCGCCTAGTGCAATAGCACCTCAGTTTGGTAGTGGTAGTAGCTCAGATTTATGTACGATTAGTTCTAGTGGTTCAGTACAGACACAGATACTTGGACTCTCAGTAGGTACAACGTATACAGAAGAAAACTGCTTAAGACTTAAGAAAGCACAGAAACTATATAACTTTGGTATGAAGGTCGCAGCAGTTTCAGTCTTATGTCAAGACCCCGATATTTGGTCTGGGATGATGCAAGCCGGGACTCCCTGCCCCATAGATGGGCTCATAGGACAGCAGGCTAAAGATGCTTGGGCTGTACATACAGATTCAATACCAATGCCAGAGGAGAAAGATGAACTCAGTGTACAAGAAAAACGTGATAAGGCTCTTAGCATTATGGGCACTGTTGCTGCAGCCTTCATATTCTTCTAGTTATATATTTGGATATACAGGCAATGCTGCTGTAGATGGCTTAATATGGAGTATGACGTCAGACACACTAGGAGTTAGTGTAGAAGACGGATTAGACATAAGTGGTGTTATCTATAATTATAAGGTAACAAAAGAAGCCGGAGATGAGTACATAGTTACAGTTCAGAATAAAGATGTAGATGGTGGATATATCTTTCAAGATACACAAGACTGGACTGATGGCACAGGTATGAAGATACAAAGACTTGTACCTCTACCGTACACACCAGTTAGTCAGTTCGGTGAAGGTTCGATACAAACTACTGGCATAGGTACACTAGAAGATGCAAAAGTGGTTTATATGTATAGGTTTGACAAGTGTTTCGACCCACAGAATGACGAGAGTTGTCCGGGTTATGTTGAGCCGATGCCGGTTATACCTAAGATAGAAATATATGATGCACTTGATGATGACGCAGTTATAGATGCTACTGAAGAAACCGATAGTGACTTGTATGAGAAAGAAGAAGAAGAGAGGGAAGAGAGAGAAAAAGACGAGGAAGATGAAGGCAGACTAGAAATGGCTTTGGCTGCATCTGAAAATGCTCTAACGATAGCTAACACAGTATCACAAGCTGCTTTACTACAATCAATAAATAACGCTACTAATGTAACATCTTATTACGCAGCGACAGTTCCCGGAGGAGTTTACAGGGAATCTATTTCATTGGACGGAGGAAAAGTAGTTGATAACAGAAGAGCACTGCAAAGTTTAGCCCAAGACAATTTAATGAATCAAATGATAGAGGAACAATACAAATGAATAAATTATTATTAACAACTTTAGTTCTTAGTCTTACTGGTTGCTCTTTGTTTGCTAGTAAGGTAGAAGCAAATGCAGATATTACAGGCTCAGTAGAGTCTAGATGTATAGTCAATACAGATACTCCGGGAGTCTACGGAAACCCTAATGCTTATACTCTTACAACAACTCCTGCTAGTGGTGGTCAGAAACCTATTGTAAGGTTTGACGTATCGCTTGCTAATGCTTATTACGCACAGGTTAGTTACCCTACTTCTTTTAGCTCTAGTCCTAGCCTAAGTGACACAGTTGCTTGGACAGGTGCAGTAGCAGTAGCACAATCATCTGGTAGTGACTTTGATGGATACCAGACAGCTAGTACAACTACTGGTGCTCTAAGACAATACGCTATGGCACACGCAGGAACTTTATGGATAGATGTTCAATCAGAAGCTACATATGGTGGTGGACAACAGAAAGCATTTCCCGGTGGTAGTTATACAGCAGTAGTTGTTGCTGAATGTGTCGCTCAGTAATACTGTGGGCACTGCTATGTACATATGTAGCAGCTCACGAGATGACACCAACATATCCAAAGTGGTCTGTAACTCAGTTAGAAGGAGTACACAAAACTACAATGAGTATGTTTAACAAGAGAGAAGATGTTAAATATTATGAGATTGGCGTATTTGATAAAGAGTGGAAGCCAATACCTTTTGTAACTGATTATAAGATATTAAAGTTAGATTACTTAAGTCACGTTAAATTTGATGTATATATTGGTTCAAAAAACGTAGACAGGGCAGAATATATATGTTCTTTGTCTAAGCTAAGAGGAAGCAAAGAAACTAAGACAATGATAGCATCAAGAATATGTTCGAGGTTTAAGTGAAGTGGTTAAGGTATGTGTTTTGCTACGCCTTTATTAGTACACAGGTTATAGCAGACAGTAACTCTATGACTTTTTCCTTGCCTAGTGCAGGATACAATAGCGGTACAGATAGTATTAGAGCCGGTGATTTAGATTGTAAGAATAGCATAGGCGGTACTACTAACTTTGAGTTAGGTATGACTGGAATAATAAATAATGCAGTCACACCAATTATAGGTAAAGAAGGAGAGAGACCACAGACTAAAGACATAGGTTTGTATGCTAGAATTATAATACCTTTAGATGGACCTAGTGAAAGAATTAATTGTAATACTCTATATCAACTAGAATTACAACGAAGAAGACTAGAGGTACAAAAACTTAAACAAGAGATAGAATACTTAAGGCAATTACAAGACGGTGGATTTGAAAACTGATGGCTGACCTAGAAGAATTAGTAAGTAAAGGCGAAGGCATAAAAGATAAGAAGCTCAAGCTGTTTGGTCTACGTTTAAGCGGTACAAGTATAGTCGCAGCATTTGCTTTTATTTCAACGATTATTGGTACTCTATACGGTGGCTTTCTTATGTATCAGAAAGTCGAAGGAATCGCAAATTTGGACCTTGGAGCTATAGAGTCACAAATGAAAAAGACATCAAGTGATGTAATGCGAATTGAAGAACACGCTAACGCTATTAAGATAGAATTAAAGAAAGATATGACAGACCTAAGAAACAGTCAATGGTCTTTAGAATCTAAAGTAGATACTAAGTTACAATCGGTAGATACTAAACTTACTAACTACGATACAAAGTTAGATAGGTTTGAGATAAAAGTAGAGAAAACTAAAGAGGACATAAACAAACGGATACAAGAATCATTAGACAATCCACTAGCAAACTAAGGAGATATTATGGGATACGGTAAAACACCTTATAAAAAATCTAAAGGCAAAAAGAAGAAGAAGTAATGGCACTTACTAAAAGACAATTAGCTACTCTAGATAAGCATAAAGAACACCATAGCAAGAAACATATGGAAGAAATGAAAAGGCTTATGAGAAAAGGCTTGAGCTTTACTGAGTCACACAGAGTAGCTATGAAAAATGTGGGGAAGTAAATGGACGATGAACTTAGAAGAATGCAATTGCAACTAGACAAACACGCAGGTCAAATAGCAAAGTTGTTTAGCAAGATTGACGAGACAAACAAATGTATAGCTAAGATAAACACCTCACTATTACAAATTAAATGGGGTGTCTACGGTGCAATTATTTTTTATGTTATTGCAAACGTAGGTCTTATGGAAGCATTAGGAGTAGTATTATGATAGCACTTTTAACAAACATAGCACCTATAGCCTTAGGGTTTATTGGTAAGTTGTTTGCACTTAAGAGCCAAGCAGCAACAGAAAATCAAAAGTTAATGATGCAACAGTTTGCAGTCAGAAACAAATCAATTAATGATGCTAGGTCTGCAGCAGACAAAGAAAGCCCAATGGCTGCTCTTAATAGACGAGTAATTATATTCGTTATATTATCTTTAATTATATTTACGCAAGTAGCTCCAGTGTTTTTTAACGTGCCTACTGTTGTACCTACTGTAATTGAAGGAGCAAGTTTACTTGGCTTTGAACTTACACCAGACACAATAGAGTATGTTACAGTGCAAGCAGGAGCAGTGCTTAAGTTTGATGAAGTGTTTGCTTGGGCTACAATGATTATAGAATTTTATTTTGGTGCACAATTAGCCAAGGGGAAATAATGACATACAGAGAACTAATAAATCAAGTATTAATAAGACTAAGAGAAGACACAGTAGCTTCTGATTGGTCTGGAGCTATTAACGATAGTTCTACAATAAACGATTATCAGAAAGTTATAGGCTCTTTAATTAACGATGCTAAGAGAAGTATAGAGTCTTACCACGATTGGTTAGTTCTAAGAGAAACGGTTAATGTTTCTACTGTAGCGTCTACAAAAAATTATAATTTATCTTCTGGTCAAGAGTTTAAAGTGTTAGATGTAGTTAATAATTCTACTGGTAATCAATTATCACAGACTACACTACAATATCTAAACAGTATTAAATATCCTACTGACCCTACAGGAGAACCTAACTATTATGCTTTTAACGGAGCAGACAGTTCTAATAATCTTAAAGTAGATTTATCTCCTATACCTACAGAAGCTCAAACAATATCTTTTGATATAGTTAAGTATCAAGACGAATTAACGTCAGCTACTACAAGTATTAAGATACCGTCTAAACCTGTAATCTTAGGTGCTTATGCTCGTGCAATATCAGAACGAGGAGAAGACGGAGGAACGCAATCTTCCATAGCTGCACAAGAAGCAGCAAGTTCTCTAGCACAAGCAGTTATGTTAGACAGTGGTAATACTAAATATGAAAATGATTGGTTCGTTTCAACAAACTATCAATAAAAAATAATGGCTAAACAATTACAGTATCAGTCCTTAACTAACATAGGTCTTAATGGATTAAACACACAAGCTAATCCTGCGTCATTAGACCCATCTTATTTAACTAAGGCAGAAAATGTTGTGATTAGAGAATCAGGTCGTATATCTCTACGCAAAGGATTTAAACAGAAAGTAGCACCTAATGCTGTTGCTCCTAATGGAGTTGCTATTAAAAGTATTGTAGAACATCAAGACGGAGCAACTAAAAAAATATTTGCTAGTCACGGTACAAGTATATACACTGTAGATTTTACAACACCTGATGATGCGTTTCCTACAGGAAGTGCAGACACAAAACACACAGTTACGGGTACAGACGGTAATTGGCAGTTTATAAACTTTAATGGTAGACTTACTTGTTTACACGAAGACACAGTACCGCAGAGATACGACGGTTCACAAATCTCAGGTTCTAAATGGGCAGCGTTTCCTGACCACGACAGACCTGTTACTGTATCGTCTGGTGAGTTTAAACCTAGTTGTGGTGTAGGATTTTATGGTCGTATGTGGGTTGGTGGTGTAGCAGAAGAAAAGGATGTATTACATTATTCTGCTCTGTTAGACTCTGATGACTATACTCACGGGAGTGGTGGTGGTTCTTTTGATTTAAAGAAAGTTTGGGGTAGAGATGATATAATAGCTATTGCTCCGTTTTATGGACAACTTGCTGTATTTGGTAAGAACAACATAGCTATCTATGAAAGTCCTGATGTTGTAGGCAGTATGAAACTTAATGAAGTTATACGAGGAGTAGGTTGTGTAGCTAGAGATTCAGTACAACACATTGGAGATGATTTAGTATTCTTATCTTCTACTGGTCTTAGGTCACTAGCTCGTACATCTGAAAAAGATAAAGTACCACTAACTGATTTATCAGTAAATGTTAAAGACACATTAATTAGAAACATAGGTCAGAGTACAGAAGTTAAGTCAGCTTATATAGAAAACGAAGGAATATATGTAATGACCTTTACTGCTAGTAACATTACTTATGTCTTTGATTTTAAACATTTAACCCCTAATGGTGCTCCTAGAATAACTACTTGGACATTTGATAGTGATAGAGAACCTGCTAGTCTAGCCTATACAGATACTTATGGTATGTTAGTAGGACAGAAAGATGGAAGCATTGCTACATACGAAGGCTACTATGATTCAGACTTAGCAGCAAACGGTTCTACATATAGCTATGCCTCTTATACTGGAGGTTTTGAAACAGTGTGGGTAAACTTAGGTGAATCTGTAGGTGCGTCTCTGTTAAAAAGATTGTTTATGGTTATGGAAGGTGGTTCAGGTGCTAATCTAGCACTAAAGTGGTATAAAGATTTTAGTGCTACTCCATCTAAAACTACATCTATAACTTTAAATCCTACTACTACAGGTTCAACCTCTCTATGGGGAGCTAGTACATCTTTATATGGAGCTTTAAATGCAGGAGGTGCTCACGCAGGTGGAGGACATAATGCTACAACACACTCAGTTGCATCTACATACAAACCTGTATATGGATTACAAGAATACAGAACACCTCTTACAGGCTCAGCAAAAAATATAAAAATATCTATAGACATTCAGAGTAATGGCTTTGATGCGTCTTTACAAGACTTAACACTTTTACATAAACAAGGGAAAATAAGATAATGGCAGACTATTCAAAAGTTATAGGCTGGTCAGGTAAAGATAATTTAGCTGACTCAGACGCAGCAAAAGTAATATCCGGAGCTGATTTCCACACTGAATTTTCAGCAGTAGAAACAGCAGTAAATACTAAAGCAGATGTTAATGGAGATGCTTCAGAAGCATTTAGTGCAACTACTGCTTCAGCAAATACAAACACAACACAAGTAGCAACAACAGCTTATGTTCAAACTGAGATAGGAAATTTAGGTACGAACGGAGATGGTGCTAGAACAGTTAGCACATCTGCTGCGAGTGGTGGCTCTGATGGGGATATTTGGTATCAAGTAGCAAGCTAATATGACTTTAAAGATAAACGATTCTGGAACTTGGAAAGAACCTACAAAGGTTTCTGTTAAAGATGGCGGTGCTTGGAAAGAAGTATTAACTGCTAGTGTCAAAGATGGCGGTTCTTGGAAACCTTTTTATCAAAGGAAATATACTTATACAGTTTCAAGTAATGTTAATAAATTAGACCTAGATACTGTACTTACTTCTGACCAAAAATTAGGTGATGTAGATGTAGTCATTAACTCTGGTGTTTATGTTTATTCAGATTCAACTAGCACCCCTGCCTTGCTTACTGGAAGTGGTGTTGCTGGTGTTCTTACTATTATTAACAATGGCTATATTTATGGTGCTGGAGGGTCAGGAGGTAGTGGAGGTGCTGCTTCTGCTAATGGTTCGTCTGGCGGTAATGGTGGCACAGCTTTAAAGCTAGAAAAAAACATTACTTTAGACAATAATGGCTCAATCCTCGGTGGAGGAGGAGGCGGAGGAGGAGGCGGTGGCTCGACTGATGACCAAAGTTTCTCTGACCGTGACTACGCTGGTGGCGGTGGAGGCGGAGGAGGACAATCCTTTGGCTCTGGGGGTTCAAGAAACGCTGAATGTAGTGGCTCTGGATGTATACGACAATCGGGTAACGGTGGAGCAGGTACTTTAACTGCTGCTGGCGGTGGCGGTATTGGTGCAATAGCAGGTGGTAGCAGAGGAACAACTACTGCTGGCTCTGGTGGTTCTGGTGGCTCGGTAGGTAATAATGGTTCTTCTGGACAAAGTGGTCAATCAGGTGATGGACTAGGCTCTGGTGGGTCAGGCGGAAGTGCAGGAACAGCAATAGATAATAACGGATTTACAAGGACAGGAGATTAAGATGGGAATAGGAGCATTTTTAGCAAAGGCAGGAGTTGGTCTGCTTTCAGGCTATCAACAAAAGAAAGCTGCGGAAGAAAACAGAAGGTATCAAGAAGAACAAAATAGATTAGCTTACGAAAGAAGTCTGCCTTATAATACAGAAAGTGCTTATGGAAGCGTAGACTTTGACCCTGAAACTAGAAAAATGGTTCAGACTCTTTCTCCTGAATATCAAAAATTAATGGGAGATTGGTTAGGTGTTTCAGGCACAGCTAGTTTAGCTCTTCAAAATATGATGAGCGACCCATACAAAATGGAACAAGAACAGTTTAAAAGATTTGAAGCTCTTAATGCTGATGCTTATAATCAATCTAGGCTTCAACAACAAGAACAAGCCTTAGCACAAGGAAGAACTGGAACACAAGGTTATTACGACCAGTTGGCAGTAGAAGATGCTATAAGTAAAGATAGAATGCAAGGTCAATTAGCAGCTATGCAAACAGGTATGGATTACAGAAATATGTTGTCTCAAGAAAGTTTAGGTTTCGGTCAAGGAGCTATAGGAGTTGGAGGATTACTTTCTGGACAAGCAGACTTAGGCTCTATGATAGGTGCTAGATTAAGACCGGGTATGAATATGGAAGGCATAAGAACAGCAGGTGATAACTTAGCAGATACTACTTCTAGTTATTTTTCAGGTCTTGCAGACCAAGCAAGTCAGTATGATTTTGATTCTTTACTTAGTGGTTCTTCAACAGTTCCTACAGCAAGTTCTCCTAATTACTCAGTAAGGTCAGACTACGGATTTGGAGGAAACAACACTCGCAATATGTCTAGTTCTATGTTTAGCTCTAGACCTAGCGGACTTTTAAGATAAGGAATAATTATGGCAGAAACTATGTTTGGAAATATGTTTGATGTTACAACTTCAGAAAATCAAAACATAAGAGATAGAGCATTAAAAGTAGCTCAGCTTCAACCGGGTCGTGCTTCTGTGTATGGAGCAGGAGTAGCCGGAGGTATGCTTATGCAAAACCTAGCTAGTATGGCAGGAATGAAAACTCCTGAGCAAGAAAAAACAGAGTTAATTTCTAACATTATGGATAGAGCTACTAACTTAGACCCTAACGACCCTTCAAGTTATATGAAGTTAGCTAATGATTTTGTTCAAGCAGGTCTTCCGGGAATAGGTCAAAAATTTATGGATAAATCTAGAAGTGTTCAAGTTCAGAACAGGACGTCATCTCAAACAGATAGAGAACTAGACCAAAGAGATACTAGGCTAGATTTTGACAAAAACAAATTAACTGCTGATACAAACTATAGAGATAAGTCATTATCTTTTTCAAAGCAAGAATTAGAATTTAGACAAGGAAAAGAAGAAACAAGAATAGAAGAATTAAAATCACAGTTAGAAAGAGACCAGAAAATAGGAGCCCTTCAACAGATTACAGATAGTGAAGGCAATACTATACTTGCACAAATAACAACAGACGATGAAGGAAACTATAGTGTTAAGCCTATAACACAAGATGTTGTAGAATCCAGTATGAGTGGAAGTGCTACTCAAGGAGCTGAGACAACTACACAGTCCGGTAAGTTTTCTTTTAATAATCAAGGAGCTCTTATAGTTAAGCCTGCAGAAACAGAGGATGTAGCCCCTATAGAAGAAATAGATGATGACGCTAACACTATATATGACAATCTTTTAAAAGAGTACGAAACTACATTTAAAGATAGAAACGCACCTATGATGTCTACTGGTAGTCAGTTAGCTGTTCCTGAAACAGGAGAGTTTTCTAGTCTTGAATCTGTTCCTGACCCTATAGATTATATGATATATAAAACAATAGAAAAAATTGAGAACAGGGGCGGTGTTGTTGATAGTATGTATGATTTATATATGGGTCCCGGTGCTGAAGCAATGGAAGCTCTTATGAAGGGTAATGGTATGGCTAACTTGTGGGCTGAAAATAAAGCTAGGTTTGAAAAGGAAGGAGATACTACTCTTTATAGTATGGAAGGCAGACAAAGTTTAATTGACAGTACATTAAAAGGAATCATTACTTCTCCTATTGCTTTTGATGTAAAACTTAAACAAGACCATACTACTGAAGATGGTACTATGTTAGCTAAGAAAGGAGAAACATTTGATGATGTTATGTCTAGGCTTATGTCTCAAGATATAACTGCTGTTACTAGAGATGATGATGGTAACATAACTGGTTTCCAACCTCCTGAAAAAAGTGCTTTCTTTAATTTTAATGATGACTTAGTTAGATACATAGCTCAAGATATAGTATCAAAAGAAGAAGGATTTAAAGGTCTTCCTGAAATTACAGGAACAGCAGACACAAGTTTACCTAAAATAGACTACGGTAATCAAAACGTAGCAAATACTCAAGTAACTGCAGAGTTAGTGAACAATAATTTACAATCAACTACAGAAGCAGTAATGGGAGATACTACAGAGTTTGATAAAGTAGTTAAAGAAAACGGAAACATTGTAGCTGATGTAGCAAAAGATATTAAAAGATTTGTTTTAGATATTTTTAAACCTAAAGAACACAAAGACTCTGCTCCAGAGAATCCAATTAAATCTGGGTTTGGTTCTGACGCTTGGTCTTTACGGCTTCTTTCTGTTAAAGTTTCTCAATTTGATACAGCAAAGAAAAATGATGAAGGTAAATACGAATTAGAAATGCCATTGTTTATTGAAGTTAAAGACGCTAAGATTAGACAAGCGTATCAAGAATGGAAAGCAAGAAACTTTAATTACTTTTTTAGACAAGGAATAACACTGCCTAACGCAAGAGTAATGCCTAAATAAAAGGAGTCAACTTGGCAAACATCATAGACTTATCGCAGTTTAGAGATAACGCAGAACAACCCGAAACTAACATTATAAGTTTACAGGGTTTTGCTAAAACACCGTCTCTATCAGAAACATATGCACACGATTCAGTAGCAGACAAGGCTGCATTTGCTGCACGCCTAGGGGCTGCTGATACCTATCGTGGAATAAAACAACTATTTAATATACAAGAAGAAGAGATGGCTGAGGATATGGCTAAGCTCAATGAGTATATTTCTAACCCTGAGTACGGTGGTACTATACTTGCAGCTTATACTGCAGGTTTAGTAGGAGACCCTGTAGGTTGGGTTATACCCGGTATGAAGGCTAAGAATCTTTGGAGTGCTGCTAAAGCAGGTGCTATGGTTGGTGCTCTATCATCACCTCTCGGATATGTTGACGAAGCAGAGGGACAAACAAGACTATCTAATATAGCTTACGGTACTGCCGGTGGTGCAGTATTGTCTCCTGCTATGTTTAAATTTACGAACACACTGTTGCCTGCTATGAAAAAAGGCTATAGTGATTTTGGTGTGTCTATAGACACTGGTAAAGTAGCAAAAGATTTAGGTTTTATATCAAGGGGTGTATCTACAGTAGGTGCTAATGTACTTGCTCCGGGATATGCTCAAGTAAAAAAAGGTGGTAATTTAATTAAAGAGAGTGCTTTAGGTCAGAGCTTTGGTAAATACTTTATTGATAACTTTGGTTTACCTAAGCAATATGTTGATGTTAAGATGAACAGAAGACAGACGGAACAACAGTGGGCTTCTAGGTTTGATGAGGTTTTAGGAAAGTATTCTCAGTTAAGTTTAGCAGATGACAAACTACTGTATAAGATTCTTACTGGTGAAGAGAGTAACATTCCCGGTAATTTAAAAGACTTAACCAAAGAAGGTAGAGAACTTGTTGATGAAATAGGTCAAGAGTTAGTAGACTTAAAGATACTAGACGAGAAAATATTTAACGAGAACAAAGGTAAATACCTATACCGTTCTTACGAAAAACATCAGACTCCTTTTATGAAGAAGAGGAGAAACGCAGAGAAAGAAATTAAAGTCTTTGGTGAAGAGTTTATGCGTAGAGGAGAAACTAAAACGATTGCTAAGAACGCTCTTGATAAACATTTAAAAGATGGTTGGAAAGTTATTGATGGTGGTAGTGCACAAAACAAAACTGTAAGAGTTAATAGAGACTGGTCTCCGGAAGACAGAGCTAAGATGGGAGAGATATTAAGTGCAGGATTCGCTATGGCTAAGACTGGTAACTTAATGACTAACGATATAGCTACCTTTAAATTCTATGATGATATAAATAAGATGGTTATTGATGGAGAAAAGATAGCTCTTGATTCTATTGATGACGTAATAGACCCTGCTAAATGGAAAAGAATTCCGAATACTAATGTTAAAAATACTCGAGTAAAAGAGTTTGGTTCTCTTGCAAATAAATGGGTTCCTAAAGAAGTATACACAGACTTAACTACAGCTAACGCTTACAAGAGATGGAACAGAGGAGATGGTACTTTTGGAGGGCTTGGAAAGTTTCATCATAAAGCACTACAATTTTGGAAGAGAAGTAAGACTACTCTTAATCCTACAGTACACACAAACAACGTAGGCTCTAACTTTATATTGTACGACATATTAAATGGTGACTGGAAACAATTAAGAAGTGCAGGAAAAGATTTCTTAAAGGCAAAGCGAGGGGAAAAATCAGAAGAGTTTAAACTTGCAGAATCATTAGGTGTCTTTGATGCTGATATGATGTCTAGAGAATTAACTGATTATGAGAACTCTATATTTAAAAAGTATATGAGTATGAAAAATCAAGATGACGTACAGTTTTCTAGTAGGTTACAAAGAGGTTGGGATAAAGTTAAAGAGTTTGCTAAGAGCACACCTATGGATAAACTATATCAGGTTGAAGACCAAGTGTTTAGATTAGGTGCATTTAAAACTCAACTAGCTAATGGTGCTACACCGGATGAAGCTGCTAGGTTTGCACGCAGGTCTATGCTAGACTATGATATATCAGCTCCGGGAATTAGAATGCTTAGAGAATCAGCCCTGCCATTTATAGCATACACATATAGGGTTGCTCCTATACTAGCTGAGACTGCTCTTAAGAGACCTTGGAAACTAGCTAAGTGGGGTGCTATACTTCACGGTGCTAATATGGTTGGTCAAGATATATCTCCGGGAGACTATGAGAAAGAAAGGAAGTATCAGAAAGAATTAAATATGGGGTATGACCTAAGTTCTATAGGTATGCCGGGTGTTGCTAACACACTAATTAAAGTTCCTAGAAAAGATAAGAGTCAATACTTAGATGCTACTAGGTTTATACCGGGCGGTGATATACTAGACATTCAAAACCATACAGGTATTACTGTGCCTTTCTTACCTGCTCCACTACAGCCATCCTTTGGCGCTATAGGAAGTGCTGCAAAAATAGTAACTGGATTTGATACTTTTAGTGCATCAAGAATGCCGGGAGTAGGCTCTGGTGTATTTGATATATCTGCAGAAGCTAGGAAGAATGCTATCTTTAAAGAGTTTGTTCCTATGTATCACCAAGGTAAAAGACTTGCGGATACTTTAAAAGCTCAAGGAGTTCCTCACCCTACGAAAGATGATTCAACACTAACCGAAGCTGTACTTAATGTAATACCGGGAATTAAACTTAAGACCTACGATAAGACACAAATGAAAAAGTTAAAGATGCGTGTGGGTATGAAGTATCAAAACAGAATGGAGTCTTTAACTAAAGTTCTTAGTCAATCATATAAAGATTACAAGGGTGGTAGGTTAAGTAAGGAAGAATACAACAAGCAACAAGCTAGGATTAAACGAGAGCTTAAGAAACTACAAGAAGAAGCACGCAAAGGATTAAAATAATGGACGGACTATTTACACCTAATGAACAGTCAGCTATAGATAGCCTATTAAAAGCAGGCTTTAGTCTACAACAACTACCTCCTATACTAGCTAACATATCAGTAGAGACTGATGGTACTTTTGATTACGGTATGAAACAATATGGTGGCGGTCCGGGTAGAGGTATGTTTCAGTTTGAAGGTAGCCAGTTAAGAGACTACAATAAGTTTAAGGGAAACCAAGAAGATAGTATGTACTTACAATCTAAGTTTGTACAGAAGAATATCTTTGGTGCTAAAGGAGATAGACCTCACGATTTGGGTTGGAGGGCTCGAGGATTACTTTCTGACGCACTTACTGATGAGAGCTCTGTCCGTAGTAAGGCTAAAGTATTTTCAGAGCAGTATGAGAAACCGTCTACTCCACACTTAAAGAAACGACAGGATGAAGCAGACAGGTATAATAAATTATTATTTTTAAATATGGTAGATTTATAACTTAGTGATTAGTACGTTCTTCAAAAGATATTAGACAATCATCTATATGTAGATAACCAATTTCTTTGTCTATCCATTGACTCCCTTGGAACTCAGTTTTCTCAGGGAGTTTTTTTATGTGCCACTTAAAATCATAGCCTTCTTCCTCTGCTTCTAGATTAGCAGGGTCAAAGATATATATTGTATGACTGCCGGGTTTGTTAGGCATTGATACTGCGTACCAAAACTCTAGGTTGTTCTCCTCTGCAAAGTTCTTGTTCCAATCATATTTTATCTTCTCGATTAAAGTATCAGGGTAATGTTTATTCCTACATTTAATCTCAAGCATAATACCTTTATCTTCATCAAAGGCATCATATCTAGAAAACTTATCGTCCATAGGTTTAAAATTATAGCTCATACTATTGAGAGCTTTTATGATTTTATCCTCATTCATAGGGTAATTTCCTGTTTTGTTAAAAAAGTGAGCTCCATATCTTCGATTCTCGAGGACTTCTCTATGTTAGCAAGGGGTAGGGTAGGGGTTATTTTCTCCAATCCGACCTCCAAAGCCTAGGATTCCTGACACCGGTGTCATCTTTTTTACTGTGTTTTAATTCATAGTATAGCTTGGAGGTCCCATCCATACGGACGAGACCCCAAGTTTTTTTAGCCTTAGTCTTTGAGCTCATCAACAATATCTTTGTCGAGTAGTCTCCAAATAATAAGGGCTGCGATTATACCTGCCAATCCCCCGTTGCCTAAGGTCCATACTATACCTAAGATAGAACCAATTACATCTCCAGTTAGGAAGGCTACCTTTGGACCAAAGATAATCTGTAATATAATTGATAAGCTAATCAGTTTAATGCCAACGTCAATTGCACCATCAGCACCGTTCTTTACTTTTTCTAACATATTGTCTCCTATATTAATGTAAAACATTGGCTATACAAGCCACCCTATCAAGTCTGCCAGCCTGAGCACATACTTGAATCTACTGGGGCACTACACTTTAGTTGCATTTGTTCTTCAAATGTAGCACACCCCGATAATAATAGAACTATTAATACATACTTCATTCTATATCCCTCTCTTCTTCTACTAAATCAACAAGCTCACACACACTACCAGTACAGGCTAGTGTCTTAGTACCTACTGTAGAATCTGTAAGTTCATACTCGCTAATCAAATCCCAGTTGACTTGCTTGGGCATAGTCTTAGCTAAAGCATCGTGTGTCTTCTTATCACACTCCTCGTAAGGTGCTTGCTGATATGTATGGTCTGAGTGCGGTAGGAAAGATACACCGGACACCTCGTCAAAGTGTTTGTATACCCACGCACCTACTTCCATCCACTCGTGTTCTCTAACACTAACAGTTACACTAGGCTTGTGCTCACAGTAGTACCTCTGATATGTAAGCCACAACTCTAGCTGTTCGATAGCACTCCTCTCGTTCCTAGTTACTGCACCCTTAGGAGCTTTCATAGGGAAGGAGAATACTTTAACACTGTTAGGTTTCATTACATCAGGTTCAGCAGGTATACCTTGGTCCTCCAT